ACGTACAAGCTCGGTTATTGAAGTTTTCCCAGCTATGTCAAAGAACCTGTATGCAAAAACTCCTCAAGGTGGTAATAATTATTATCCAGATGTTATTTTCACTAAATCTGAATTTATTTACTGGACAGACCATCTTGCTGCTGGTTCTAACTGGGGCACTGATGTTGCCTCAGGAACGGACTATACACTGGTAAGTGGTGTAACAGTTGATACATTGACAGGTGGAACGGATGATTATTCTGTTACTGCTGGTGAAATTGAAATTGCATATGACAAGTTTGCTGATACAGAAAATCTTGACATTAACTTAGTGTTATCTGGGCCAAGTTCTGGCGTTGCTGATACTGTAGCGGGTCATGATACGCATGTAACAATGATTACAGACCTTTGTGAATTGCGTAGGGATTGTGTTGGTTTCGCATCACCTTATCGTGCTGCGACGGTTGGTGTTACAAGTAATGTAACTGCAACTGATAATGTGAAAGATGCATTTGATACATGCCCATCATCGTCTTATATGGTATTCGACAGTGGATACAAGTATATATATGACAAATATGGTGACGTTTATCGATATGTTCCTTTGAACGGTGACACTGCTGGTCTTTGTGCATTTACAGATAATGTTGCTGATCCTTGGTTCTCGCCTGCTGGTTATACTCGTGGTAATGTACGGGGTGCGGTTAAACTTTCTTTCAATCCACAGAAAGCAGACCGTGATATTCTTTACAAAGCTCGTATTAATCCAGTAGTTAACTTTCCAGGCCAAGGTGTGGTTCTGTTCGGTGATAAAACCGCACAGACTAAACCAAGTGCATTTGACCGCATTAACGTGCGTCGATTGTTCCTTGTTCTTGAAAAAGCAATTGCAACTGCTGCTAAGTATATGCTCTTTGAATTCAACGATGAGTTTACACGGGCCCAGTTCCGTAACATGGTTGAACCTTTCTTGAGAGATGTACAAGGCCGGAGAGGTATCACTGACTTCTCTGTTAAATGCGATTCAACTAATAACACTGGTGAAGTTATTGACCGAAATGAGTTTGTTGGGGATATTTACATCAAACCCGCAAGGTCCATTAACTTCATTACACTAAACTTTATTGCTGTACGAACTGGTGTATCGTTTAGCGAGGTAGGAGGCTAATCATGAATATCAACGACTTTAAAGCTAACTTAATCGGCGGTGGTGCTCGTGCTAACCAGTTTCGGGTAACGATTACTGCTCCAGTAGGAATTGCAATTGGGTTAGATGTTCGTAGAACATCTTTTATGTGCAAAGGTACAAATCTACCATCGTCAACTGTTGGAGAAATTGCAATTCCTTTCCGTGGCAGAAATATCTATATTGCTGGAGATAGGGCAGCACCTGAGCCTTGGTCAACAACTTTTTATAATGATACTGACTTTATGATTAAGAATGCAATTGAAAGATGGTCAAACGGTATTAATGACTTTATTTCAACGCAGGGTGTTATTGCTCCCGCTGATTATCAAACAGATTTGACTGTTGAACAGTTGGACCGTGATGAAACAGTTCTGAAAACTTATATCTTCAGAAGTGCATGGCCAACAACAACTGGTGCTCAAATTGATTTGACCAGTGATGAAGCAACTGCACTTGAAGAATTTGAGTGTACTTGGAGATATCAACACTTTGAAGCTTCTGGTGTGAACTTCTAATTCAAACCTACTAAATAGTTACAACAATAGTAGGAGACATTATGGCAGAACTTTTTGGGTTCAGTATACAGAAATCAAAAAAGGATTCGGGTGGAGAAACAACATTCTCCACCCCAACTCCTGATGACGGCACTATCGATGTTGCTGGCGGTGGTTTCTTTGGTCAAGTTTTAGATACAGATGGTAGAGAACGAACCGATTTAGATTTAATTCGTCGGTATCGTGATATTGCACAACAAGCAGAGTGCGATACAGCAGTAGATGATATTATTAATGAAGGTATCATTTCAAATCAAAACGATCAAGCAGTTGAAATTACTCTAGATCGTTTACCTTATCCAGAAAAAATTAAAAGAAAAATACGCTCAGAATTTCATGAAGTTTTGCGACTTCTTCATTTTGAACAAAAAGGTCATGACATTTTCCGTCGATGGTATGTAGATGGTAGACTATTTTATCATAAAATCATCGATACAAAGAACCCCAAAAGGGGTATTACGGAATTGAGATATATTGATCCTACCAAAATTAAAAAAGTCAGAGAAGTTAAAAAAGATCAAAAGAAATTGGCTGGCATAAGCGTTGATATGATTGAGAAGGTTGAAGAGTATTATGTTTATAATGAAAAAGGATTAGGTTCGGCTGGAACTGGTGGTACTAATCAAGGATTAAAAATTGCTCCAGATTCTATTACATATTGCCCATCTGGTTTGATTGATGGTAATAGCGGCCGTGTTCTTTCATATTTACATAAAGCAATTAAACCAGTAAATCAATTACGAATGATTGAAGATGCATTGGTTATCTATCGCATTTCAAGAGCCCCAGAACGTAGAATTTTCTACATTGATGTTGGTAATCTACCTAAGATAAAGGCAGAACAATATCTAAAGGATGTTATGAATCGTTATCGTAATAAACTTGTGTATGATGCAAACACAGGGGAAGTTAGAGATGATAGAAATCATATGTCTATGTTGGAAGATTTTTGGTTGCCTCGCCGTGAAGGTGGTAGAGGGACTGAAATTACAACATTGCCCGGTGGCTCTAATCTGGGTGAGATTGATGACATTCAATATTTTCAAAAGAAACTTTACAAATCCTTGAATGTTCCTATTTCTCGTATGGAATCTGATAATGGATTTAGTCTTGGACGTGCTTCAGAAATCACAAGAGATGAATTAAAATTTACTAAGTTTGTACAAAGAATTCGTAAGAAGTTTGTTCCTATGTTTACAGATATTCTTAAAACACAACTCTTGTTGAAAGGTGTTATTGCACCAGAAGATTGGCCTTTAATTCAAGAACACGTTCAATATGATTTCTTACAGGATGGTCATTTCGCAGAACTGAAAGATGCAGAACTTCTCAATGATAGAATACAAGCACTTGATGGTATTCAATCATACATTGGAACATTCTTCAGCAAAGAGTATGTACTGAAGAAGGTTTTGCGTATGAATGATTCTGAAATTGATAATATGCGTGTTCAAATTAATAAAGAGTTGGAAATTGATCCAATGGATGGTGGTATAGATATGCCAGATGCTGGTGATGGTATTACTAGATATCCACAGGATGCTGGTGGTGGTGCCATTTCAGCTGATGATATATCAAAATATGATGGTGAAGCGCCGCCAGAAGGAGATAAAAATGAGTAGAGAATTTATAGATGCAATTGAATTAGGAAAAAACTTGGAAGCAGAGAATGCGTTCAAGACTGCAATAACAACTAAGATTGGTGATAGTTTAGAAAATAAAAGAAAAGAAATTTCTAAAAACTTTGTTGGAAAGTATGAAGATCAAAATGGTAAGTAGAAATTTTGAAGGTGTTTATAACACAGCGGTATTTGAAAAAGACGAACACAGAAAATCTAAGGAGTATAAAAGACTTTCTCCTAAGATGCGTGACGCTATTGATCAAATATTTAAGGTTATGGATTCTAAACCTTCAGAATTCCTAAATACATTTGATAAAACTATTAAAGATGTTTCAAAAAAATTCAAGGTCAAAGAAAAAGACCTTATGGGTTATTTTGAACGAGAAATGTTGTCAATATAGGAGTAGGTAATGGCTATTGTAACACAAACATTAGTAGATTCAGATTTTGAACTTATCACGAAACATACAATTTCTGGAACAAATGGAACTGCCTTAAAGGTAGTAGATGTTTCGGAAGTTGCTGGTGCTGCCACTGATCCTAGAGTGTCTATCGTATCTTGTCAGTGGACTGTTAGTTCAGTAACAGAGATTGAATGGGACGCTACATCAAACGTGACTGCACTAACACTAAATGGTAATGGTACTTACAATGGCGGTGGTCAATTTTTACCTTCTCTTGCAAATAATGCTGGTAGTGGTATTACTGGTGACATCTACATCGAAAATGATGGTGCTTGTACAGGTACTATTATTTTAAAAATGAAAAAAGTATCTGGTTTTGATAACATCACATAAAGGATAGACTTATGAATACGGTAAAGTTATTTTCAGAAGCTGTAGAAGAAGTAGAATATATCTGCGAAGCAAAAGAAGACGGTGGTAAAAATTACAAGATTCGTGGTATCTTCATGCAAGCTGACATTAAGAACCGTAATGGTCGCGTATATCCTATGGAAGTACTTCAAAACGAAGTTATAAAGTATAATAAGAATTTTATCAAAGAGAAACGTGCATTTGGTGAACTTGGCCACCCTGATGGGCCAACAGTTAATCTGGAACGTGTATCACACATGATTACTTCCTTAACACCAGATGGTAAGAATTTTATCGGTGAGGCAAAGATTATGGGAACCCCTATGGGTGAAATTGTCAAAAACCTTATGGATGAAGGTGCAAAACTAGGTGTTTCCTCACGGGGAATGGGTAGTTTAGATCAAAAAGGCGGTGCAAGTTATGTTCGGGATGATTTTTATCTCGCAACTGCTGCTGATATCGTTGCTGATCCTTCTGCACCAAATGCTTTCGTAGAAGGTATTATGGAAGGAAAAGAGTGGGTTTGGAATAATGGGGCCCTTCTTGAAGCAGAACTCGTTGGATTAAAACAAAAGTTTGATGTTAAAGAAAAACAAAGAGATGCAAGAGTAGAAGCCTTGGAATTTGCAAAATTCCTAAAGAAATTATAATTTATAAATATATGTTAACAGCAAGGTAAGGAGACACCAAATGTCGGAATTAGAACAAACAATTGAAGAGTTGGAGCAAGAAGTGCTTGCAGAACTCGAAGAAGCAAGTGATGCCCAGACAAAGGGTGCTGCCCCCGCTGAAAAGGGTGATAAGGTAGATGGTGAAGTACAAGATACTGGCGCCCCTGTCGTAGACCCAGAACAAAAAGATGCGCCTGCTAAGAAAGTTGCTGCTAAAGCAAAAGAAGTTGGTAGTGATGCACAACAAAAAGGTGAAGGCAAACCTGATAAACCCGAAAAATTAGCTGCTGGTTTTGAAGCAGAAGGTGATGAGGTTATTGCAGAAGAACCTGTTGAAGATGAAGTATTGAGTGATACAATTGAAGATCGTATCAAAGATATTGATGTTGCAGAAGACGTTAAAGCTTTGATGAGTTCGGATGATAATCTTTCAGAAGATTTTAAGACTAAGGCTGCGACAATTTTTGAGGCCGCAGTTAAGTCGAAATTACGTTCAGAGATTGAACGTATCCAAGAAGAAGTTTTGGTGGAGAAGGCAGAAGAATTAGATACCTTCAAATCTGAACTTACAGAAAAAGTAGATACATATCTCAACTACGTTGTAGAGGAATGGACGAAAGAGAACGAGTTGGCAATCGAGCGCGGTTTGAAGGGCGAAATTGCAGAAGACTTTATCTCTGGACTGAAACAGTTGTTTGAAGATCATTATATTGATGTTCCAGATGAAAAATATGACGTTCTGGAAGCACAATCTGAGAAGATTTCTGAACTGGAAGAAAAGGTTAACAGTGTTATGGAACAGAATGTTGTTCTTTCCACTGCTAAGTCTGGTCTAGTTCGTGAAAGGGTTATTTCTGAAGTTTCTGAAGAATTAGCCGATACCGAAATTGAAAAGTTCAAGAGCCTAACAGAAGACGTTGATTTTACGGATGAAGATTCTTTCCGTGAAAAATGCGAAACTTTGAAGGAAAGTTATTTCCCGAAAACTGTAGTTGAACAAAAATTTGATGATGAAGATGGTAGCACCGCACAGGACGTTGATACGACAGATGCTATGGCAGCATACTTGTCGGCAATCAGTCGTAATCAAAAGGCGAGTGCATAAAAACATTATATTAACAGATGTAAAATAAAGGAGAAACAAATGTTTCAAACAGAACATCTACAAGAAAAGTGGCAGCCAGTCCTAGAACACCCCGATCTTCCACGGATTGAGGATTCTTATAAGCGGGCAGTTACTACTCTCATCCTAGAGAACCAAGAAAAAGCAATGCGTGAGGATCGTGGTTTCCTTACAGAGACAGCGCCAGTCAACAGCATGGGTGGTGGGCAGATGGATACATGGGATCCGATTTTGATCTCATTGGTTCGTCGTGCGATGCCTAACCTCATTGCATATGACGTTTGTGGTGTGCAGCCAATGACAGGCCCAACGGGCTTGATCTTTGCGATGCGTTCCTCGCTTGCCTCACAGGATGGTGCAGAAGCCCTCGTTGATGAAGCATTCCCTGATACATCCAACCAAAATGCTGCCGGTACAATCGGTGGTGGAGATGTTGGTTCCACAGAAACTAATCCTGCTGTTCTTAATGACAGTCCTTCCGCTGGTACTTATGTAAGTGCCACTGGTATGACTCGCTCGCAGTCTGAAGCACTTGGCGATAGTTCGACTAACTCTTTTGCTCAGATGGCTTTCAGTATTGAAAAGTCTACGGTTACGGCCGTTTCCCGTGCGCTCAAAGCTGAGTACACAATGGAACTTGCACAGGACTTGAAGGCAATCCACGGTTTGGATGCCGAAACAGAACTCAGCAACATTCTTTCTTCTGAAATTCTTGCTGAAATTAACCGTGAAGTTATTCGTTCGCTGTATGTTACAGCTGTTAAGGGTGCTCAGGTTAATACAACTACTGCTGGTATTTTCGACTTGGATACAGACTCCAATGGTCGTTGGTCGGTTGAAAAATTCAAAGGTCTTATGTTCGCTATTGAACGTGATGCCAATGCTATTGGTCAACAGACTCGCCGTGGTAAAGGTAACATGGTCATCTGCTCCGCTGATGTTGCATCTGCACTTCAGATGGCTGGTGTTCTTGATTACACGCCTGCGCTTAACAACAACCTCAATGTTGATGATTCGTCTACCACATTTGCTGGTGTGATGAATGGTCGTTACAAGGTTTATGTTGATCCTTATTCTGCCAATGTTGCTGCTTCGCAGTACTATGTTGTTGGTTATAAGGGCACTTCGCCTTACGACGCTGGTTTCTTCTACTGCCCATACGTTCCTCTTCAGATGGTTCGTGCGGTAGGTGAGAATTCCTTCCAGCCTAAGATTGGTTTCAAGACTCGTTATGGTCTTGCTGCTAACCCATTCGCTGCTGCGGGTGCGGTTGCTGCCGCTGACACGGTTAATACCGATGCGTCACTGGATGCGAACACCAATGCTTGGTATCGTCGCGTTAAGGTCTCTAACCTTATGTAAAATAAGGGGTCTAATAGACTTTAAAGGGGGGAACTTTCGGGTTCCCCCCTTTTTTTTATTATAAATAGATGTATGGCAACTGCACAATCACCACTAGCACGGCAACCAGAAAAGTTAGACTATGCAAGTCCAACTCAATTTAGGTTTGGTATCAATCAGCTACCAAAGGTAGAATTCTTTACTGTTGGTGCTAATCTTCCTGGCATTAGTGCTGATGCTGGAACATTGCCCACACCATTCAAAGACATTCCTATCCTTGGGGATAAATTAACATATGAGAATTTAAGTATTACTTTTATTGTTGATGAATATTTGGAAAATTATAAGTCTCTTCATGATTGGATGAAAGGGATTGGTTTTCCATCAAATAGAGAAGAATTTCGTACATTTAGAGATGTCACTTCAAATTCTCCAGCTGGAGGAACTGCGCCAGCTGCTGACATAGTTGGTGGTTCAGTCCCAGACAAAGCAATGTATTCAGATGCATTTCTTATGATATTATCAAATAAAAATAATCCTATTGTTGAAGTTGTGTTTGAAAATATATTTCCAATATCATTAAGTGCGTTAGATTTTACTCAAGCTGCAACAGATGTTGAATACATGACTGCATCAGCTGAATTTGCTTACCAAATCTACGATATTAAATCTTTATAAATAAAAATGAGCAGATTTGATACGCTTAACAAATTATCAAATCTTTAGACTTAATTCCTAGTGAAGACTCGCTGCGGCTCACTAGTGTCAATATATTATATAAGAGACATCAAACTGCTCACTTTTTTTATTATGGAGTAAATATGAATTTAGATATGTTAAAAAAAATGTCAAAAGAAGACCTACCTGTAACTGATTATGAACACATTGATCAAGAATCATTTAAAAATCAACACATAAAACAAAAGTGGTTAGACTTTAAAGCTGACTTTGAACTCTTACTAATAAGAGCAAAAACAGATCACCAACAGATGTATCGCCAAAAATGGGAATACTATGGTGGTAAATCTGATGCAAAGGTTTATGCTGCAAAACCATTTGATATCAAGGTTATGAAAACAGACCTTGTAATGTATATTCAATCCGATGATGAGATTCTTAAACTTCAAAATAAAATTGGCTATTACGATTCATGTGTAGACTATTGCAAAGGTGTAATAAAATCTATAGACAATCGTGGATGGGATATAAAAAACTCAATTGAGTGGAAGAAGTTTGAAGCAGGAATGATATAATGAATGTGGATAGTTATATAAAATATTATGAGAATATTCTTTCTGAAGGTCAATGTAAGGAAGTGCTACATTGCACAGAAACAGTATTTGTTTCATCTCCATTCTCAAATAAAGAAGGTAAAGTCTCATCCAATGAACGAGTTTGTATGGATGAGTTCTGGGTTAAAAAAGATAGCGTTCTCTATCCTGTTATTCGTGAAGGCTTCAGTAGAGTTATAAAAAAATATTCAGAAGACTTTGATAGATTTAGTGTACAACACACCACAGATTTTAGAATAAACCGATATAGTGAAGGCGGGTTTATGTCAAGTCATATAGATAATATTCATCATAGTCACGGCCAACAGTATGGTTATCCTCAAGTTTCTGCACTGCTATATCTTAATGATGATTATGAAGGTGGCGAGTTTTGTGTAGCAGATAAAAAGTTTTGTCCAAGTAGAGGGTCTGCAATTATATTTCCATCCAACTTTATGTTTCCTCATGAGGCAAAAATAGTTACTAAGGGAACACGATGGAGTATTGTAACATGGTTGATGTAAAATCTTTTGATTGTTTTCCGACAGCAATAAATCAATTTTCTTTAGAGATAAATCATGAACCTATTATTGAAATTGTTAACTTACCGTCAGATTTGCCAGATCAATTATTTCGTGAAAGAAATTTTAAACCTTTAGTAAATGGTATATTGGAGGCTACAACTAAAGTTTTATATAAACAACAATATCAATATGATAAAATAGAAATAACAAATATGTGGGCAAATAAACTTAACAGTGGCGAATCTCATCCACCCCATACTCATTCAAATAATTTTCTTTCTGGTGTATATTATTTAAAGGCTGGTAAAACTGCACCCATACAATTTTTTGACCCAAGGCCGGCAGCAAATGTATTACAACCAAGAAACACACCAAATTGGCATAACTCTAGTATGATTCAATTTGATTCTATAGAAGGTTCTGGATATATTTTTCCGTCATGGTTGCAACATTGGGTGCCACCAACAAAAGAATATCGTATTAGTGTCTCTTGGAATATTTTATTAAGAGGTAATTACGGTAGGCAAGGTACATTACAAAATGCACATATCTAAAAAGAATGAAGTATATTTAGTTTTAAAAAATCTAGAACCATCAACAAAACAAGAACTTACAGAGTTCTTTACGTTTGAAGTTCCGGGTGCAAGTTTTATGCCCAGCTTTCGCAGTAGAATGTGGGATGGAAAGATTCGTTTATTCTCACCAGCTACAGGTGAGATATATGTTGGATTACTTGAATATATAAAAAGTTTTTGTCAAAGGAATGAAATTGACTATATACTAGAAGAAGGAGTAGAAGATGAGCGGAATGTTGTACGTCAGGTTGTTAGAGATTTCATCAGGTCACTTAAACCAAAATCCGCCGGGAAATCTCTCAAAGTGCGTGACTACCAAATTGATGCAGTACATCATGGTATTGCCAGAAATCGTGCTCTTCTTCTTTCTCCTACTGCTTCGGGTAAATCACTCATAATCTATTCGTTAGTTCGTTATTATCATATGATGGGATTAAAGACTCTGATACTGGTTCCTACCACTTCTCTGGTGGAACAGATGTATAAAGATTTTGAAGATTATGGTTGGAGCTCTGGTACATATTGTCAAAAGGTGTATCAAGGACATGACCGAAAGGTAACTAAAGATGTTGTAATATCAACTTGGCAATCTTTATATAAAATGCCAAAGAAATATTTTGAAGTGTTTGGATGTGTGATTGGTGATGAAGCGCATATGTTTAAGGCAAAATCCTTAACAGGCATCATGACTAAGTTACACCAGTGTAAGTACAGATTCGGTCTTACAGGCACCCTAGATGGGACACAGACGCATAGGCTTGTTTTAGAAGGTCTATTCGGTCCTGTTGAAAAAGTAACAACTACAAAGGAGTTAATTAAACAAAAAACACTAGCTGATCTTAAAATTAAATGTATAATTCTAAAACATAGTAACATAAGAGAAAGAATGTCATATGCAGATGAATTGCAATTCCTAGGCGAAAATGAAAATAGGAATAAATTTATTTCAGATTTACTTATACATTTACCAGGCAATACATTATGTCTATACCAATTAGTTGAGAAGCACGGTAAGCCGCTACACGAAGCAGTCAAAAAATCTCAGTCAGAAGGATTCTTTGATGATAGGTTACGAAAGGTATTTTTTATCTATGGTAAAACAAGTACCACAGAAAGGGAAGATATACGATCTATTGTTGAGGGCGAAACAAACTCTATCACTATTGCCTCGTATGGAACTTTTAGTACTGGTATTAATATTCGTAACATTCACAACATCGTGCTCGCAAGTCCTAGTAAATCCAGAATTAGAGTGCTCCAAAGTATTGGAAGAGGGCTGCGTACTAGTGATAATAAAGATTCCGTTTTGATCTTTGATATTGCAGATGACCTTACTTTTAGAGGCCAAAGTAATTTTACACTAAACCACTTTCAAGAACGTATAAACATTTATAATACTGAACAATTTGAATATGAGATTAGTAAAGTAAAAATTAGAACCTAATATATATAATCACAATAAAGGATAACCGAAATGAACCAAACAGTATATAAAATTGTAAAGTTCACAAATGGAGAAGAAATTATTTGTGAATTGAGTGACGAAGCCATCGATGGAGAATATGAAATAGGATTTCCTCTAAAAATGCAAATTGTTTCCCAGCCAACACAAAAGGGATCAATTGATTCTTTAAATTTAAGTCGTTGGATTGGGCCCTACACAGAACAATCATATTTTAGTATTAGGGAACATCATATTTTAATAATTGCTGAAGCTTCAGTTGGATTAAGTAGATATTATGAACATGTTATGAGTCAATTTGAAGCTTGGGATGATCCAGAAGTTAGAAATAGACTAGATGAAATTGATGATAGCGATGTATATGATGATCTATTAAAAGAACTAGAAGTAACTAATAAATCAATTCATTAGCAACCCAGCAAGCTTAATATACATACTTTTTAACCCTTTGTCAAGTCACTTATAGTATTAAAATGTCCCTTGACTTTTTTTATGTAATGTAGTATATTAAATAATAATAAACATAAAGGAAATCTTATGGCTAGACAAAAGGGCGAACACTACGTTGATAATCGTAAATTATTTGAATCTATGATTGAGTTTAAAGAAAAATGCAGACTGGCAAAAGAATCTGATAAAGAAAGGCCACCTGTTTCAAATTATATCGGTGAGTGTTTTCTAAAGATTGCTACTCATTTATCTTATAAACATAACTTTATTAATTACACATATAGAGAGGATATGATTTCAGATGGCATCGAAAATTGCTTGCAATATGTTGAAAACTTTAATCCTGAGAAATCAAAGAATCCGTTTGCATATTTTACACAAATAATCTATTATGCCTTTTTACGAAGAATTGCAAAAGAGAAAAAACAAACTCATGTAAAAAATAAAATGATTGAAAATCAAAGTTATGAATCTTGGGTAAAGATGGAAGGTGATGATTCGTCTTATAGTGTATTAGGCTTTGATCCTATGATTATGCTTCCAGAAGATGATGTGTATAAACCTAAGAAAAAAGTAAATCAAAAATCAAAAGGCTTAGAAAAATTTATGGAAGATGATATTGATAATATTGCTGAGCGTGGTGTTGAGCGTTGAGGATTGGTATTATTACTGATACACATTTCGGAGCAAGAAATGATAATCAAAACTTCAATGACTATTTCTATAAATTTTATGAGAATGTTTTCTTTCCTACACTGAAAGATAACAATATTACTACATGTGTTCATATGGGTGATGTAGTAGATAGGCGTAAATTTATTAGCTTCAAGACTGCTAGTGATTTTCGTAAAAGGTTTATTGATAAGTTTAAAGAAATGGGTATTGAACTTCATCTTATTATTGGCAATCATGATACTTATTATAAGAATACCAACGAAGTAAATTCAATGGATGAATTGGTAGGCTCGGACAAGTGTAATATCTATACTAAACCACAAGTTGTGGAGTTTGATGGTTGTCCTATTCAATTCATGCCTTGGATTAATGTTGGTAATTATGAAGAATCTATGACAGCACTGGCCAGTTCACCAGCACAAATTTTGATGGGACACTTAGAGGTAAATGGCTTTGAAATGCATAAGGGCCATATGGCAGAAGGTTCCTTTGATAAGGAATTGTTTAGGCGGTTTGACCTATGCTTTAGTGGACACTTTCATCATAAATCCGATGATGGCCAGATATATTATCTTGGAACTCCATACGAGATTACTTGGAGTGATTGTGATGATCCAAAAGGGTTTCATTTCTTTGATACTGAGACAAGAGAACTAGAGCGTATTATTAATCCTTATACTATACATAAAAAGATTTTTTATGATGATACTACAACAGATTATAGTAAAGTTGATGTTTCTGACTTTAAAGATAAATATGTTAAATTGATTGTAGTTAATAAGAAAGACCTTTATGAGTTCGATAAGTTTACTGACAGGTTGCTCAAGGCAGATGCTTATGAAGTTAAGATCATTGAAGACTTCTCTGAGTTGGATGCTGAAAATGTATCCGATGATATTGTGGAGAACACTGAAGATACGATGACGTTGTTGGAGAAATATATTGACCAGCTGGATGTTACACTGAGCAAAGACAGATTGAAAAACACGATGCGGTCACTTTACACTGAGGCACAAGATTTAGAAATATGATACATTTTGAGACTGTGAGGTGGAAGAACTTCCTGTCAACTGGTAATAATTTTACAGAGATACAGTTGAACAGAAATTCAACCACATTAATTATTGGTGAGAATGGAGCTGGTAAGTCTACCATTCTTGATGCGTTGTGTTTCGGTTTGTTCGGTAAACCATTCCGTAATATTAACA